GATCCTAACACTTTCGCAGACAAGGTTCGTGGTATGCAACTTTATGGACGTAAGATTCTTCGTCCTGAAGCTCTGTTCACTGCAAACTACAACGTAGCGTAAGCTATCTGGGGGTGCCTCTTTAGTGGGGGCACTCCCTTTATTGTATTTAGAAGAGTAAAAAAACGTGTCAACTTTCCTTGATTTAACAAACCAGCTATTACGCAGATTGAATGAGGTCGAGATTGCTCAGGCCGATTTTCCTTCTGTACGCGGTGTTCAAGCGACTGCTAAAGACGCTATTAAAAACTCAATTGCAAAGATCAATCAGGCTGAATATGAGTGGCCGTTTAACGCGGTAGAACACACTCAGATTTTAGCAGTAGGTCAGGAAGACTATTCTTGGCCCCAATATTTTAAGGTACCTGATTTTAATTCGTTTCAGCTACAGCCTAGCTCGTCTTTAGGAACGACAGCTACCCAATTAAAATTTATTGATCGTGATTTTTATTATAAAAATTATAAAGACCTAGATGATAATGCTACCGCAGGTCGCGGTGTGCCAGAATATGTCGCAGAAGGTTTTGGTAATGGCTACACAATCACGCCGTCACCCGACCAAGCGTACACAATTAAGTTTAGGTATTACCAAAATCATAATGATTTGGTTGCGTATAGTGATGTAACTCGCATCCCTGACACTTATGACAATGTTATTGTCGAAGGTGCTTTGATGCAGATGTATATGTTTAGAGACAATATGGAAGCGGCTGGCATTTCAGCACAACTGTTCCAACAGGGTGTTAAAGAGATGCAGGGCATATTGATGAACAAATACCAAGAGATCCGCGATACTCGCGTAAGACAAGGGTATAGAAACGCGGGGCTTGTTATCTAATGCCAGATCGTATTCAGTCGTTCAAAGTCATTTGTGGCGGCGGGCTGAACTCTAATGAGAACCACTTAGATCTCTCTGAGAACAACCCGGGATCTGCTACACGACTAGTTAACTATGAAGTTAGCTTGTTTGGTGGCTACCGTCGTCTTGAAGGTTTTGTGCCTTACGACAGTACTTACCAAGAAGTTGACCCGGATGATTGTGAAGGTCGTATTCTTGGCCTATCAATTTTTAAGGACGACACGCTTAATGAAACAATTATCCTTGCGTCTCGTAAAGTTAAAAAGTTTAGATTTGATGCTACGTTCGCCCAGACTACATTTACAGGGCTAGATACAAATCTTAGGAATACGGATCTTCCATTTCCTAATGATGTTCATGTTTATAAAAACGGAACGTTGCTTACAATTTTAGTTGATTTTACTGTATCAGGAAACACAGTAACATTAACTAGCCCAGCGGCGGCGGCTGATGTAATTGAAATTGATCCTAACGAATATTGTTTTTATCGTTACAGTGTAGGGTCAGGTTATTCTAAATACACACTAGATCATAGTATTAGACGTAAAACAATTACAACACTTGGTGATCAGCTAACTAAAGTAAGAGATGCAGTATTTAACTTTGGTGATGGTAACCACATCTGTTTTGTAGATGGTGCTAACCCGGCTATTGTATTTAATGGTCAGCATTGGGAAGAACTAGAAACAGGTTCCAGTATTGCTGGCACAAGCCCAAGCGCGTCAGGTCACTCAACTAACACAGGGGGTGGTGATCAGTGTTTAGCGGCCCCGGCTCTTGTAGGCGTATTTGAGAACCATCTATTTATTGGTGGCTACGCATTAGCAGAAGCGACAATAGCACACTCGGCACCTAACGCATGGTATGACTTTAATGCGGCTAATGGTGCAGGACAAGTTTCAGTAGGCTTTGACGTTGTTCAGTTTAAGCCTTTCCGTGACAACCTTTTTGTATTTGGTGCCAACGGAATTAAGAAAATAACGGCGGATGTAACCGCTGGTTTTGTGATTGATCAGGTAACTTCTAATGTTGGATGTATCGCTAGAGATAGTGTCCTTGAAATTGGTGGTGATCTGGTATTTCTAGCACCAGATGGACTTCGCCCGGTTGCAGGTACATCGCGTATTGGTGACGTTGAATTAGAAACAATTTCTAAACCTATTCAACAGTTACTTGTCGATCTACCTAGAGATTACGATTTAGACTCTCTTGTAGGTGTCGTTATTCGTTCCAAGTCACAGCTACGTTATTTTGTAGGTGATGAGGACACAGACGTAACAGATAGTTACGGAATTATTGGCGGACTTAGATCCGCTGACCAGCGTTTAGGCTGGGAGTTTGGTGAACTTATTGGCATTAGAGCGAGTGCTACGGCATCAGCTTATGTTAATAGGCAAGAACTCGTCCTACACGGTGATTATAATGGTAAAATTTATCAACAGGAAGTTGGCAGTACATTTGATGGCTCAGACATATTAGCCATTTACGCCACTCCATATTACGACTTCGGAGACACAGAAGTTCGTAAGACTATGAGAAAAGTGAATACTTTTGTTCGAGCGGAAGGCCCTTTTACTCTTAACATGGCGGTTACCTACGATTGGGATGACCCTCTAGTATCAGGCCCCTCATCATATTCACAAGTCTCTAGTGGTGCCCCCGTTCGATACAAAGGACGTAATATCAACTACGGAGGCGTAAATATTAACTATGGTGGTAACGAGAAACCAATCGTGACTACCTCAATTCAAGGTTCTGGATATGCTACCCAGTTAACGTTCGTTACGCTAGGTGATTTTAATCCATATAGCATTCAGGGCATTGTGTTTGAATTCAGTATCGCAGGAAGACGCTAAATGGCAGGTTATACACGACAGTCTGTAGCAGACATTGTAAACGGAAGTAACATTACGGCTCCGCCGTTGAATGCGGAGTTTAACCAACTTGCGACTGCTTTTGATCCAATTACGGGGCACTCGCACGACGGTTCGAGTGGTAATTCGCCTAAGATTGATCTGACTACTTCTATCACTGGATATCTTCCTGCAATTCACGGTGGTATTGGTGGTAAGAACAACACTACGGCGACTACTAACCCCGCGACTACAGATGATTTTAATAGTGGGTACGCTCCCGGTTCTGTGTGGTTAAACGCAAGCACTGGTCGAGCGTTTTTTTGTATAACAAACACTGTAAATAATGCAGTATGGACTGAGGTTGTTGGAATTTCACCTAACAACCGTATTACGCCTGAATTCAATAGCACCGTCGATATTGGTTCTTCTACTTACCAATTTAAGGACATCTACATCGATGGAACAGGTTATATTGATAATGTCAGTGGCGATACTATCAGCCTTACAAGCAATGCTACTGTGGGCGGTAATCTTACACTCACAGGAAATTATGTTGGCTCTGGCAACATTACGAACACGGGCACTGGCTATTTTGGCGGAAATCTTACGGCGAATGCAGACTTCGCTGTAACAGGTACATTAAATGCAAATGGTGACGTTAACTTCGGTAATTCTCAGACTGATACCGTAACATTCATCTCTCGTGTAGATTCAAGCATTATCCCATCTTCAGATGGCGCGTATAACTTAGGTTCGTCTACTCAAGAATGGCAAAACATCTGGATTGATGGTACGGCTGAGATTGATCAGCTAAATGCTGATGCGCTAACCATTTCAGGTAATACCACGATTGGTACAGGTACTGGTAACACAATGGCGGTTAACGCTTCTGTGTCTAGTCACCTTATTCCTAATCTGGATGACACATCTGATCTTGGTTCTTCAAGCAAAGAATGGCGTAACCTTTATGTAGATGGTATCGCAAATATTGATACCCTAAATGCAGATACCGCAGACATTGATGGCGGTACAATTGATAATGCTACGATTGGTGCAACAACTCCGGCCCCAGCAACTGTAACTAACCTTACCGCTTCTGGTACTGTTGATCTTGCGTCTAACGTAAATATTGATGGTGGAACAATTGACGGTACTGTTATTGGAGGTACTTCACCTTCTACAGGTGCATTCACTACCCTCTCTGCTTCTACAGGTATTACAGGAGATTTGACTGGCGATGTTACAGGTAATGTAACTTCTACAGGAACTTCTACGTTCAACAATGTTACTGTTAGTGGTACTCTGAATGGTGCTATTGTAGGTAACGTATCATCTACTTCAGGCACTTCTACTTTCAATAACGTAACCATCAACGGTACGTTGAACATGGACGCTGGTACTACAGCGACTATTGAAAACCTAACAGATCCTACAAACGCACAAGATGCGGCTACAAAGAATTATGTAGATACTAACGACGCACTCAAGCTGGCTAAAGCTGGCGACACTATGACTGGTAACCTTACTATGTCTAGTGGTGCTAAAGTTACAGGTCTTCCTACTCCTACTACGACTTCTGACGCGGCTACTAAAGGCTACGTTGATCAAGAAGTAGCGGCTGTTATTGATAGCGCACCGGGTGCTCTTGATACTCTTAACGAATTAGCGGCGGCTCTAGGTGATGATCCTAACTACGCAACAACGATTACAAATGCCCTAGCCACAAAACTGCCACTTGCTGGTGGTACTATGACTGGCGTAATTGCAATGGGTGCTAAT